CTAGTATTCGAACAAAATACAATTGCAACTCGTAACAGATTCTTAGCAACAGTAAATCCATACTTAGAATCAGTAGTACAAAGACAAGGTCTTTACGCTTACAGAGTAGTAATGGACGATACTAACAATACAGCAGATGTTGTAGATAGAAATCAATTAATCGGTCAGATCTTTATTCAGCCAGCTAAAACTGCAGAATTCATCGTACTAGACTTTACAATTGAGCCAACTGGAGCAACATTTGAAGATTAATTTTAACTTAAGATATTTATAATAAAGAATATACAATAACATGGCAGTATTAGATCCAAACGAAATTATGTTTAGAGCCTTCGAACCGAAGGTACAAAATAGATTTATCATGTATATGGATAACATTCCATCATTTATGGTAAAAACAGTATCAGCTCCTTCTTTTGAAGACGGAGAGGTAGTTCTTGACCACATTAACTCATATCGTAAAATTAGAGGAAAAAGAATGTGGAATGATATGGATATGACATTATATGATCCAATCACACCTTCTGGAGCTCAAGCAGTAATGGAATGGGCAAGACTATCTTACGAATCAGTAACTGGTCGTGCTGGATACTCAGACTTCTACAAAAAAGATTTAACTCTTAACGTATTAGGTCCTGTAGGAGATGTAGTTTCTGAATGGATTATTAAAGGTGCTTTTATTAAGACTATGTCACAAGGAGACTTTGATTGGTCAGCACCAGATGCAGTAGAGCTATCAATCACAGTAGCAATGGATTATTGTGTATTGAATTACTAATACAGCCTTAAATATAACAGAAAGCCCGATTTATTTCGGGCTTTTGTTGTTTTAAAAATATATTCTTCGTATATTTATATCTAGAACTAGTTTTAATTAATAAAATTTATGGAACAAACACAGAAATTTCCTACAGAAGTAGTCGACTTACCTTCTAAAGGGAAACTTTACCCACCCGATTCCCCTCTAGCTTCCGGTACTATTGAAATGAAGTACATGACTGCTAAAGAGGAGGATATCTTAACCAATCAAAACTATATCGAAAAAGGTATTGTTATTGATAAGCTTTTACAGGCATTAATCGTAGATAAAACGATTGACTATAACCAGATCCTTATTGGAGATAAAAATGCTCTACTTATAGCAGCACGTATTCTTGGATATGGAAAGGATTATGAATTTGAATATGCTGGAGCAAAAGAAGCTATTGACTTATCACTTCTAGAAAACAAAGAACTACACCCAGACATCGAAAAAGCTACTGAAAATAGTTTTAACTTTACCCTACCGGCCACAGGAAAAGTTATTACTTTCAAGCTTTTATCTCATGGAGATGAACAAAAAATTGACCAAGAAGTAAAAGGATTAAAAAAGATTAACAAAGAATCATCAGCTGAATTATCAACACGTTTAAAGCATATGATATTGGCAGTAAATGGTGATAGTGAGAGAAAAAACGTTAGATCATTTGTAGATAACGAATTCCTTGCAAGAGACTCTAGAGCATTTAGAAACTATCTTAGAGACTTTCAACCCGATGTAGATATGACTTTCTACCCAGAAAATGGACCAGACGGAGGGGTCGATGTTCCTATCGGGGTTAACTTTCTTTGGCCTGACGCCAACCTATAGACTTTCAGTATTTACCCAAATACATGAAATAGTATTTCACGGAAAAGGAGGTTATGATTACGATACCGTCTACAATATGCCAATTTGGCTTAGAAATTTTACTTTTCAAAAAATGCAAGAGCATTATGAAAAAGAAAAAGCCGAATATGATAAGATTAATAAGAAATCTCAAACAATGAAAGGCGGTAAAATAAAAAAACCTTCATATAGTACAAGGGCTCGCAAATAAGCGAGCCTTAACTATTTATAATAAACTCATTTTATAAATGGCCGATAATAATTTACCACCAGATCCTAGTAATTATGATCCTAATAGCCCTTTAAATAGGTTTGCTAAAGAGGATGCTAAAACAGCTAATGAATTAGCTCAAGCTGCTAGAAGCCTTACTGAGGAATTAAAAGATCAGTTAGGTATACGATCTCGGTTAAATGAAACTCAAAAAGAGACTTTAAATCTTGCGAGGTCACTTCAAAGATCGGCTCAAGAAAATACTGTAGAGATAGGAAATTCTGGTAATATTGAAAGGCAAATCGCTAAGGATAAAAAAACCAGATTAGGTATAGAAAGGGAGATTAATGATCTTCTTGCCAATTCTAATGAAACTCAAATTGATCATGCCAGACGTATATTCGATTTAACCTCTGATATTCAAAAAATATCTGACGAAATGGCTGAGGCTTCCGGTGATGAGGTTAAAAGACTAGAAAAGCAGATAAACCAAAAAGAGCGTATGTTATACGCTACTTTAAAAACAGCCGATGCAGATACTCAAAGACTTGCATTGCTCAATGGAATGGTATCTGTAAATGATAAGCTTTTAGAACAGAGAGAAAGAGAAGCTGAAATACAAAAAGACATAAACGATAAAATGGGGGTAACCGGTGCTTTAGTAAAAGGTACTGGAGCATTAATGGAAAGGCTAGGTATGAGATCTGGTATTTTCCAAGATGCAATGAAAGAATCTGCTGACGAGATGCGTAGAATGGCTGAAGAAACCGTTAGAGGTAAAGCCAATTTTACTAAAATGGAGATAATGTTAGCAGGATTCGGAAAACTAGCTTCTGGTTTTGGAAAAGCTTTATTTGATCCTTTTACAGTTGTAATGTCTATAGTAGATGCATTTCTTAAACTAAACTCAGCATCTACAGAACTTCAACAATTAACAGGGCAAAATGCAGGCATACAAGCTGCCCATAATCAAAGACTAGCAACAGGCGCCCAAGTAATGGGTGTTATGTCTGAATTTGCAAAAGATACAGGACTTAATACTGCTGCTATATTTACCCCAGACGATTTAGGGAGAATGGCAGAAGCAACTAATTTACTTGGCCTTTCTAATAAAGAAGCAGCTCAATTAGGAATGCTTTCTAAAGTATCTGGTAAAAATTTCCAAACATCTAAAGAAGAAATAGTTGCTGGAGTAAACGGTATTAATGCTCAAATGGGAGCAGCTGTAGCTCATGGAGCTGTAATGAGAGATGTAGCAAATGTATCTGAAGATATAGCTTATTCCTTAGGTGGAGATGCCGGTAGAATAGCCAAAGCAGCAGCAGCTGCAAGAGCTTTAGGATTAAGTCTTCAAAAAGTAAATGATATTGCTGATGGGTTATTAGATTTTGAATCATCTATTGGAAATGAATTAGAAGCACAGCTCTTAACCGGTAAAAATATAAATTTAAATAAAGCTAGAGAACTAGCTTTAAATAACGATTTAGAAGGAGTTGCAAAAGAACTAAAAAACCAAGGCATTTCGGCAGCTGAGTTCGCTAATATGAATAGAATTCAGCAAGAAGGTATTGCTAAGGCTATGGGCATGTCACGTAATGAACTTGGTAAAATGGTTGCTACTCAAGCTGCTCAGGGAGAGATAACAGCAGAACAAGCAGCTAGAATGCAAGGAATGACTGTTGACCAAATGGAGCAAATGAAAGCCACTGAATCACTAAAGATGGCTTTTGGTAAAATAGCCGAACCATTAGCTAGTTTGGTAAACCAGATAGCACAGTTTATAACTCCTCTTGCAAAAGGAATTTCATACCTAGGACCTTTTCCTGGATATTTCTTCTTAGCCTATAAAGGAGTTAAATTACTCAACTCAGGTCTTATAGGTAACATTAAAAATATGGGCAAACTTCTTACTAAAACTAAATTATTTGGTAAATTTTACAAAGGAGGTCAATTTATGCCTGGAGGCGGTAAAGCAAAAGCTGGAGGTCAAAGAGCAGGAGGACTATTATCTACTTTGTTTGGTAAAAAAGGAACAGCTGCTGTACCAAAAGGTGCTGGAGAAACTGGAGGAAAAGGAATAACAGGTATAAGTAATGCTATTTCTAAAATAGATATGAAAAAAGTACTTCAAGGTGCAGCTGCATTAGCAATAGTTGCCGGAGCAGTCTTTATATTTGGTAAAGCAGTCCAGCAGTTTATGGAAGTAACTTGGAGTGATGTAGGAAAAGCAGTAGTTGGCATGTTTGCTTTAGTAGGAGCTGTAGCGGCAGTAGGAGCTATAATGATGTCTGGTGTAGGAGCTGTTGCCATTTTAGCAGGATCAGCAGCAATGCTTGTTATGGCAGGAGCAGTTTTAGTACTAGGACATGGAGTTCAGGCATTAGCAACTGGATTTAATATGATGATACCTAACTTATTACTATTAGCTCAAATGGTACCTCAATTATTTGGAGTAGGATTAGCATTAATGTCAATAGCAGCAGGATTAGGAGCTATAGCAATAGCTGGACTAGCAGCAATACCGGCCTTATCAGCATTATCAATGTTTGCTCTAGCGGCTACACCTCTGGTGGCTTTAGCAGGTATGTTTGCAGGAGGTGGAGAAGAAGATGGTGATGGCTTTGCAAGATTAGAAGCTAAATTAGATACTTTAATAGAAGTAGTATCAACAGGAGGTAACGTATACTTAGATTCAGATAAGATAGGAAGAACACAGGCTAAGTCATTCTCAAAATTAACAGCTTAATATAGACAAATATTAAATTTATCTATTTATAATAAACAATAAAATAATTAATTATGGCAAACGGAATATTAGATAACCAACTTCCTAACTCAATTTTAGGGCTTCAAGGTCAAACACCTAGTCAAAGAGCAGGAGCTAAGAAAACATCTACTTTGCACAATCAGTCGTCGATTAACAACAATCCGGCTATTGAACAAAGTCCTTCAGGATTAGATTTAGATGGTGCAACTCCAAGTAAGTATTTAGACAACCCACCACAGTAGATTTATGCCTATTATAAGGAACTTAAGAAAGGACTTCGATGAAGGCCGTATGGATAATCTCCGTTCTCTTACTTATGAAGAAAGAGGAACACAAGGTCCTTATGTAAAAAAAGATATAAACAATCCTCCTAGCAGTTCTCAACTGGGATTACAAGCAAATAAGCGTATAGATGATGTTTCTAGAATAGCACAAATGCTTGTTGATAAGCCCGGATTAAAACACCTTAGTAACGAAGCTATATTAAAGCAAGGCGAGATTACAAAAAAGTTAGAGGGTAAAGATCAAACTACTGCCGGTAAGATATTAAGAAGAATTGGAGGCACAGTAAAGCATGTAACACAGGTTGCAGCTTCTACTCTAGCTCAAGTACCTGTTAATGGAACAGGAACACATTTTTTAAGAGCATTTAAAACTGATACATACCTACAAGATGGAGATCCAGCTGGAGGATTTGCTAGCTTCTTTGGTGCTGGTGGTGTAGAAGGTACTCAATACGCTTTAAGAGGTCAAGCAGTGCCATCTCAAGGTGTAATCACTGATTCTAAACTACCAAGTAAAAATACAACTGTTAACCCTGGCGATATTGGTATAGATCATATTGGAATAGAAGGAGATGTATCTGTAGAAAATGATATTTCTGCATATAATTCAGCAGAAACATATACAAAGACAGATACTAAGGAAAATATTATAAAAGCCAATTCTGGTTTTCCTATCAACGGAGGAGATAAAATAGAAACCATAAATCCT